CCATAGGTCAGCCCCATCATGTCCTGGTTGCTAACCATCTTTGCGAAGTTGTCAAGGAGAAAATATCCTGGAACTGCCGTAGCTCCACCGATAGCCCCAGTACTGCCCATTGCCCACAGCAACGGAGTAAGGTCCTTCTGAGCCATCGCGTGCTTGCCGTAGCCGTACATGTTCCAGAGGTAGTGCATCGTCCAGTTCTTGAACAACCCCCAGAACCCGCCGATCGGACCAGTGGTAATAGCTGCGCGGTCTGCTGCTCCGTAGTTGAACATGGTCTTCTCAGTAAAGAGCTTGGCAAACCTGAGTGCCTCTTCACCACTCTGCCCAAAGAAGTCCTCTGCCGCCCGCTTGCCCATCAAGAACGACCAGAGCCGTGAGAATTCTTCGCTCTTGGCCGGCATGAACTTGTTGACATTTGCCAGCCAGGTCGAGAAGGAGGTCTGACCACTGCGGACACCTGCTAGTCTCACAGCGTCATCCATCGCCCCAGCAAATTCCTCGACCAACCTCGGAGCAATGGCATCGTTTTCAGCGGCCCAGGTCAGGGCCTTGCGAAGTTCCGGAGTGGGATTCCTGATATCCTTCAGGGCCCTCCAGGCAAACTTCAACGGGTCGAGTGCATGATACGGCCGAATCATTCCCTTGCCATCTCGCAGCAGATGAATGCTGTAGTACGGTGCAAGGATGTTGGTCGGAGCCCGGCCAACGTAGGCAACCTCTGGCATTGCCGCCTGAATCACCGACAGGACATTCAGTGCCGGGAAGCCTACGTCTCCTGCTCCCAACATCAAGTGGAACATACCCTGATTCACTGACCGAGTGATCGAGCTCAGAGGCATTCCTACGACGTTAGTAGACACGTCGTCTACCATCTTGCTAAAAGACCCAGGCGGGTCCGCGCCAAAGAGCTTGATGATTGTGTTGCTCAGGGTGTTAGCCGCCAGCGGTGACTCACCCTGGCCCATGTCCAGAGCAGTCTTCCAGAAGCCACCTCCCGGGACCACCTCCGGAGTCATACCAGCAAGCCTGGACATTTCCGGCTTGAGGTATTTCCCTCGCAACATCATCTCTCCAACGAAGCGCTCATGCTCCAAGAGAGACGAAAAGATTCGGTCCCCGAGTTCCTTCTCTGTAAGAGGCCGAAGGCCAAAGGAGACTCGGTCAGGAAGACTGCTGCCCATCAACCTTCCCGGTACCTTCGGGCGCTTGTAGAACTGCAGCCTTGTATCCCTCGCCGCGCGGTATCCCGGAGCAGACCGATCCAACTTCGACATGAGCCGGCCATCGAGCTCGGGAGTATAAGGGGCCAGGAGCGGGAGATCCACGCGAGACTTCAAGCCTGTACCGGCCTGTACCGGCCAGTGAACCTGGATTCCCTTCTCCTTCAGGGCACCCTTGATTGCTTCTGCCTCGCGCATGACTGTGCTACGAGTGCCTCCAGAGGCAATATCTACCATCGCCCCAAGGGTTCCGTCCTTGTTGAGCTGATGGATAGGAAGGCGCAGGTTCCCCCGGAAGGTCTTGGCGATGTGGTAGTAGGTATCCTTGAAGATCATCTCCGGGCCAGTAAAGCCATAGGCCTCACGGGCCAGGATGAGCTCACGGTCCTTGTCAAGACGGAGCTTGCGGAGGTGTTCCAAGAGCCGAATCACAGAGCCGTCGAAGCCACTCTGGCTTGCCTCAGCCAGGGTCATTTCGGTGTCGATTGCCTGAGTCAGCTGTCCCAGCGTCGGAAGGTCATCAGAGTTTCTCTTCGCAACATCCTTCAACAAAGGCAGGATTCCGCCGACCCGCTTCTCGCCGATCTGCTTGAACAGGCCCCCGGTCCGAGGCTTTCCAGTTGCTCCCTTGGGCAACTTTCCAGCGAACGTATCGACCACCCGCTTGTGCGTCAGCGCAGCTACACCGCGGGCCGTCTGGAGCATTCGACCTTCAGAAATGGTACTGGCCCTTGCTGTCGAAGGGGCCAGGTACCTCTTGAGCGAAGTCCCCATATTCCGCGCGCCGACAGCGATGTCGTCTACCAGTTCCTTTGGAAGAAGAGACAGGAATCGCATTTCTCGCTGGGCCTCAGTACCCAGCGAAAGATACATGGCCTCCGGAGCCAGCATTGCATCGAACAGGGGCTTGGCTTCCTTTGCCAGCCCAATTCCCTCTCCCGGGAGTGTTCGTCCTGAGCCCGTCGGATCTTTGGCCTTGCCTCGAATCTCGATTCCAGCCACCGCCGGAGAGTCCCGCATGGCAAAAGAGGCCCGCTCCAAGTCCCGCAGCTGAGCATCGTAGTGAGGCAGCAATCCCCGCGGACTATTCGACTTCAACGTCAGCCAAAGGTCGCCGTCCGACGGAGCTGCCCCGCCACGGATCTTTCGTGCCATGACGAAGAGTCCGTTCTCACCAGTCTCCCGGCCCATGTACCAGCCCCGGACGGAATCTACAGGCGTAAGGTTCCTCTTGATGGACTGAGCAACCTTCTGAGCTCCTTCCACCCCACGAGGACGAACAAGAGTCGGGAACTGCGCATGCTGATGCCAACCAGGCTGAAGTACGTCCTTCAGCCTATTCCCCATCTCCTGCCGCACAGCAGGATCAAGGCCGCGGACCTTACCAAGCTCAGAGATCTTGTAGGTCGCGTAGGGGCCTTGAGCTTCTGCTGCCCCGCGGACTCGAGCGAAGAGCTTACCCAGCTGAGCGTTGTCAGTCTTGTCCTTGCGGAGCCTTCCAATAGGATTGACCTTCGGCCACTCAGTTTCAATGTTCTGCTGGAACCGCTCGATCAGGCCATGAATATTGGCTCGATCACCTTCGGAGATCTTGGACCGGAAGGCTTCAGTATTGGAGAAGATCCTTAGCTTGGCCAGCTTCTCCTGAGTAGCCTCTGCCACGTTGTAGTCAGCCATCGTCTTGGCTGCGAGTTCTTCACCACGAATTGCCAGGGCTTTGGCCGGACGAGACTCAGCAAACGCCCTGAGCCCAGCACCGATAGCGGCGGTAGCCCCGATGTTGATAATGCTCTGAGCCGCAATGTCTCGGGCCTGTTGAGCATCCTCGACTGTAGCCGCAGTAGCAATCCGTACAGCTTCGAACGGAGCTACCTGAAGGGCCTCACGCAAAGCTCCACGGGCGATGGCACTCTGCACTGCCGGAGCCACAGCTGACTCTGCAGCTCCCACACCTAGCCCAGCTACTGTTCGAGCAAAGGCTGGTCCGATTCGCGGGATAGCCCTGAGTCCAGTACTGGCCAACCCCGCGCCCGCGGCGTAGCCTCCAAGCATACCTGCAAGCTGAGTTCCAAGCCCAATCCCAGGGTGCTCAGAACGAAATGCCTGCACGCCCTCACTCGGACGCATCCCAAGCGTCTCAGGAACCAGGGCAGACAAGAAGCTCTTGCCGGTACCCAGCCAGACATTTTCCTCAGGCTCCACAGCCGGAGCAATATCCGGCATCGGCTGGGCTACCTGGAGAAAGTCCATCGGCCCAGGGATATTCAGCCCAGGAATTGCCGGGGACGCCGACTTCCCCTGCTGCAGGGAGTACCTGATCGCTGACACTACGTCTGGCGACATAAGTACCTGTGGCGTCATACCAGCAGGTAGCATCGGTACTTCTCGCAGATAGTCGTCAGCCATGTTCTACCTGACTCTTTCGATTGTAAGCTGGGGTTCGCGCTCAGCTGGAGACAAGATGGGGCCGAGGCCTTGGATGAGATCCATCTCAATCTCATCTTCGAGCTTCGAGCCTACTGGAGGCTCCTGAGGGGTCGGAGTGAGGGGTTTTCCAAGAGGGAACTGGTAGGCCCCTCTTCCTGCCGCCGCTCGGCCGAACATCCCAATGCCCTGGTTGACACCGATATAGGCATTGACCGCGGCCTCGAAGGCATCCGGCTTCATCATCTCCAGATTCGGATTGCGGCGCTTGATCTCTTCCTGTGCCTGCTGAATCACCACTTCACCCTCAGAAGTATAACGATTTTGCTCCAGCCACAGAAGCCCAGCGGAGATCGCATTCGCCAGCACCGGATCGTTGATCGTAGCCTTGAGAGCTCCCTGTCCCAGGGTCACTGTAGATCCTGTGGCTCCCATTGCCTTCATGAGGTTGGCCTGGGCTACAATACCAGCAACCTGGTCTTCGAGCTCGTTGATGACAAAGGACTGAGGAGGCAGAATAAGCCCTCCTTGAGAGTCCTTGTTGACAATCATCAGCCGATTCCCAGCCACTCCAACGTAGGGCTGCGTCAACTCAGCATGACGCATAGCCTCGTTTGACTGAAGCTTGGCCTCTTCCATCTGGATCTGAGCCTTGGCAATTTCGAAGCTGTTCAGCGCCGACTGCTGCTGCATCTCGAAGTTGCGCTCGGCCATCTCTACGTTGGAAGCAATTTCCAGCCGCTTGAGCTTGACATCTTCCTGCCGGGCTTCGTATCGCTCCAGTCGATCGAGATACTCGTTGTTGACCTGAGCTCGTCCCTGTAGAGCCCCAGCACCGGCCAGTGCCAGAGCCTGCGGAAGGTCTCGGCCACTTGCCGCACCCAGGGCTGCGTACATGACAGCCGCTCGGACGTTTTCTCGAGTTGTCGGCATCTCAGGAGCTGTGCCGGCAGATAGGGACTCTGCCAAGGCCTCGGTCTTGGAGAAGTCCGGAGGTGCGAATTCCGGCCTCGTCAAGGCATCAGCGAAAGATCCGACAGGCTGCCGAAAGCTGTTGGCAGCATCTGCTCCAGGAACCGGGATCGACGGCGAGACCGGCCCATACGACACGCCAGGAGCCCCTACGCCGGGCGATCCCGCCGGGGCGATACCCAAGGCCTCCGGAGGCACCGATCGTGCCAGGGCGGGGTTTACTTCGGGCACCCCGGCCAGCCCACCGACGATGTCGGTCAGGGACTTGTCATCCATGGACTTGAACCACGGCGGGAGCTGCGAGGAGATTCTCTCCTTGGCGGCTCCAAGGATATTTCCCCCGATCCTGCCATAGGTTCCACCCAGCTGCCCAAGCATCTCCTGGGCTTGCTGGTAGTCCGCCGCAGAAACGTCTGGCCCCTGCGGAACAGGCGTCTGCTGTAGAGCCTGCAGAATCGCCGCCAGCTGACTCGGCCCCTGAATCACCGCGGGGCTAACACTTGGACGCCGCATGATTTCTGCCAGCGGCGGAGCAGGGATCAAGTCCGGACGAAGCGGGTTTGCCATGAAGATCTCCTAGAGAAGGCCACCAGCAAGACCAAGAACACCCTGCAAAATTCCCATGCCGCCACCGCCACCAGTCGAAGCTGCACCGGGCTTCTGCGGGACGCCAGTGGTACCGAAGAGGTTCTGGTACGGGGCCTGCCGGCGCAGGATTTCCTGGATCTGTTCTTCGAAGGACATCTTGGCCGGGTCAACCTCAGTTTCCTCGACCAGTTGCCTTTGAGTTGTACCGATCTCACCAAGGAGCCGAGCCGGAGTCTCTTCGAGTCCCAGAGCTCCAGCAAGCATCTCCGGGGCTACCTGAGTCTGGATTCCTTCTCGCCTTCCAAGTTCCTCCAGAGCCGCCTTGGAAGTCATGTCAGACAACACCCTGTTGACGTTGGTGTTGATGTTGCCTTCCTGAATTCCGTAGGCTCGCTCACCGAGCTCGGCGCCTGACCCAGCCGCCATAGACCGGGCTCGGTTCAGCTCATCGGCTCGAGCCTCATTCACCGGGTTTGATGCGGCCTGGATTGCGTTCAGGAACACTTGATCAGTGTTGAGATTGAGGTAGTTCGGATCGAGGTACCTCAAGGCAGCATCCTTGACCAACCCAGCAGGATTGTTGGCCATGCGGCTCCGAGCCAGGGTCTCCAACCCACCCAAGGCTTCGGTCTGCCTCGGGTCAATCGGAGCGACCCAGGGGCCCTGGTAAGGCCCGATGGCTCCGATGTCAGTACCAGCTTGGCGCGTGACATCAGCAAATTCGCCAAGGGGCTTCTTGAGCTGCTTGATGATTCCCATGCTGTCTCCTTACGCAGGTCCGCCGAGAAATAGCTGAGCCCAAGTGTCGATCCCAGCGTCGATCACTGAGGTACCTGCGCCAGTTCGTGTGACTATGATCTCGAAGTAGTCTCCAGCATTAACTTCACACCAAGGGCTGAAGGCTTGAACAATCCTTGTCTGGCCAATTGCAAGAGGATACTTTACCGATCCTCTAGGATCTGGAGCTGCTCCATTCTTGTGAATCTGTACGAGTAGTTCATTGACTGCTGCTCCAGGGTCTGTCAATGATAGCTGAACGTGAACCTGAGCATGACCATACTTGATCAGTCCTGCTCGCTCAGGAACAGTCAGTCTAGTAGGGTTGGCTACAACCCAGATTCCGTTGGTATTATCGTACTTCAGCACCTCCCAAGGAATACCAACGCCAGTAGGAGTGTAGTCATTCGTACGCTCAACTTGGCCATACTCGAAGAATGGAAGAAGCATCGAAGTGGCCAAGAGCTGCCGAGTCAGCTCGACATTGAGCTGCCGAGCCCAATCCTTCCAGTCTCCGAAAGAGCTCGGCTCCGGAAGGAGTCTTACTCCTGTTGCGCGCTTGATCAAGCTCTAGCTCCAGCCGGAACCCCAAAGATCTCAAACGCAGTCAGAGACCAGCGGGTGGATGAGTAGTTATCAGAGAGGATAAAGCTGTAGTACCGCTTGTTAGGTAGACGCATCATTACTACACCGTCGTCATCGACTGTGAATTGACCGTAGCTAACAAGTGGATCTGTAAGCTTATCCCGAGCAAACATCTCAACAGTCATAAGACCTGAAGATGGAATATTCAGCTCAAATCGAATTCCTTGTACGGACTTTCGCCGAATGCTGTCCCGGGTATAGTTACCACTGGCATCAGCCCCAACAAAATCCAGGTCCTTGGTCTGTATGAAGGCCAGTCCAGTATCACCAGAAACACCCAAGGTCACGACTGTCCCATCAGGCCTAATCAGCCTGATGATGATCTGCTCCTCCTGGTTAGTTACTACAGGGGCATCCATCGGATCAAGTTCGCTCTCGGTAGGAGTGATGAATACCTTAGACTTAATTGCAGTTAGGTCGAAGGTAGCATCACCAGCCGAGCGAGAGTCGATAATGAAGCGAAGCCTGTCTCCTGTATTCATGTGCAGCGATACGTCGAAGTCTATAACGCCAGGACCGGCAGCAAAGACGTTAGCTACATCAATCGTATAGCTACCAGATAGGATTTCTCCTTGGAAGAGCAGCTGATTTTCTGAGACAATCGAGCAGCGAACACCGTCACCAGCTGTTTCGATGTTGTTGGCTCGAGCAAATGCCCCAACAAACTGATGAAGACCGGACTCACGTGCTACGTAGACCTGACTTGCTCCATCAGTAGGGGATGGATGCATTACTATGTAGCCGCGGTTCCTGTCATGTAGGACACAGGGTAGACTTGAAGGACTTGAACCCCAACGAGGTCCGTCGAAGGTGGTTCCGCCTGAGCCCGAAGCAAGAGCGGAAAACCCTTGCGGAGGTAGTACGGCTTGCGTTCGAGCATTCTCGTACTGAAAGCCAGTAAACATCCAGCGAGGAACCAGATGCTCTCTGTAGACTGAAGTATTGCCAACAATGATAGTCAGCTTACCGGTCTCAGCCTGCGGAGTCCAGCCATGGTTAGTGTCTGTAGACTCATACAAGTACCCAGTTCGCCAGTCATTAAGCTCATGCCAGTTGGTTCCATCCCAAACCCTGACATGAGAATATCTGAACTGCAACGGATCATAAGACAGATCCGGAACACCAGGATGATTCGTGAAGTTCTCAGGGATCAGCTCGAAGGGATGTGATGCGCGCAGACTTGGTATGCGCGCAGCAGGCATGTACAGAACTCCAATGCTATTGAAGGGAGCATCGTTGATGGAGATTTTTATCCTCCAACGAGCAAAATCCCCAATCAGTGGAATCCAATTCCCACTGAGATCCCGGAAGTAGTTACCCACAGGATCTGTAACAAACCCGATCAGCTGAGTAAAAACTCTAAGCTTGAGCGGGAGTGGATTCAGCGGATACAAGCCTTTCGCTGCAAAGAAGTAGGGCCAGACTACTCCAGTGTAGTCACCATCAAGCCACAGTCTTTGCCACAAAGGGTCGATTGTAGGATCAGCTTCAAGCAACAACCCATTGGGCTCAGGTACAGACAAGCCTGAGAACTGAGCGCTAGCCCCAAACCCCAAAGCCTCGTCAAACTCGAAGATAGCGCCGTAGAAGTCATTAGGAATCGTTCCTAGCTTGGGTCGGTTATTTGGAGTATGGGTAACGAACTTGTAGTCAGCTCCGTTATGAGGGATAGGAAAAGCAAAGACTGAGCGGAAGGTGAAGTCCGCGTGGCTCTCAATGATTTCCTGGGTCCACTCGATGGCTGTAAGGTTAGTAGAACCTGCCGGCCACGGCAAGTTTCTCGGGGCGATTCTAGTTGCGCCGTTAGTCGTAGCCATAGCTAACCTTGACCACTCCAGCGGCCACCGTATCCAAGTCGGCCATAGCCACCCTGGCCATACCCAAGATTAAGGGCTGCAGTGGCGCTTACAGGAATCGGTACAACATCTGTAGGACTTGACCCAACTCCAAGAAAGGACTGCCGGTAGACGTCACCAGTCAGCGAACCAGTAATGCCGTAGTCAAAAGCCTCCATGATACTGGCAGCTGACCTAACGTACCCAGGAATATGTACAGTCCCTCTGGAATAGTCAAAAGCTATAGATGAATTGATAACCGCCGACCCATCTGCAGGGAAAAACCACATGACTCGCTCCTGGCTCGGGTCATGCCAGGCAACAGTCTTAGAAGACTGTTCTTTGTTCAGACGTCTGAACATCCAGTCACGAACCAGAGGGTGGTCGATATACTGGAATTGAGTACCATCTGAACGCCAAATACCCTGAGGCCCAGCGCCGAAGTGCACGCGCCCAACAGGCACTACTGCGTGGTGTCCTAGCGCACCGATGCCATACTGAGTCCGAACGTTGCCGAACCACAGTGGATCACCGATGAACTGAATAAGATGCTGAGTCGTCAGCGTATAAGCCGCTGCGCCATCAAGCATCGGATGAGCAGAGATGATCGGGCTGGGAGCATCTCTTAGCAGCAAGCTTCCAGCGGCGTTGGTCCGCTTCGGAAGCCAATCGAAGATGTTATTCTGGTCACACCACCAAACATACTGCTCCCCCTCAGGAATCTCATTCTCCGACGAGGGAGTAGCATGGAGATGGTGCGTAAAAGCCAGCATACTTCCACGCGCGCGAACGAGGAAGTGAGGCTTGAACGGGACCCCTGCGGCTACGTGAGCTGTAGGCTCGAAGTAAGACACCCCTCCAGGCGGGGTACTGATCTTCAGGAAGTCTGCGTTGGAAGGCTTGTGATACTGGAGTTCATCGCGCCCATTGGCAGCGATCATCCACTCACCCCAGGACTGGAAGCTCCATCGAGTAGCTAGCTGGTCACCACTCTGATTTATAACCCCTGTGTAGGCTCCGCCTGCCGCCCGTGAGACGTTGTCAACCTCAGTGCCAGGCGTAGCCTGGAGGTCTACTCTCCACAGCTTGGTCGGAGTGCCGTAGTACAGTATCGGCCGACCACCACGCTCGGACTCACCGAAGCCAATAATGATATCAGCCTCGGGCTTGGAAAACAGCAGCAACTGCCCAGGCTCAGGCCGCAATGCACCATCTCTGAAAATGACATTTCTGCCATCAATCCAGAGTGCATTGGCATCATGGACCACTGCCGGCTGAATGCCGGTGAGGATTTCCTCAGGCCCAAACCTGACCAGTGTTCTCTTCATTACAACTTCGCGATGTATGCCAAGGTGTAGAACGGCGGGCGGTTCTCGTGCGCAGCTCCACCGCCTTGAGACGCTATGGACAACGAATGGCTGTGGTTCGGAATAGTGTTTCCGTCATAAGTCGCTCCGTTCGGAACGTTATCACCTCCACGCACACGGTTGTTATCGTTCCCTGTTCCGAAGAGACTGATGACTCCAAGACTTGCATTCACGCTACCAGTCGTTGAACCCGGATGAGCATGTGCAGGCATCTCAGCTTCGGTCAAGACGTGAGTCTTTTCTCCGCCGGTATCTCCGATGGCGTTGTAGTCTGCATCACCAGCGTCGTAGCCGGCAATGAACTTGCCACTGAGATTCGGCGGTGTGTACCCTGTTGGAGCATGCAGTACACCATTGCAAAGCACCCATCCAGCAGGGATGCTTCCAATGGTCCCAGACCACATCATCACTACGCCCTGGGGAATTTCTCGAACCCAGCCGGTAGTGTTTCCAGGTGTTCCTGTGAATACCCAGAAGGCATGTCGGAGGGTATCGTAATGCCGTTGGCCTACCCAGCGCCCAACGAACACGCCTTCAGGACTGGTCGTACTGGTGTACCTCAAGCGAGCATCTAGAGCATCGAATCCACCGTTGAGCCCAACATGCCAGTCAGAATCGCTCAGATCTTGCTTGTTGACACCGACAGGGAGCTGTGTTACTGCCATTTCTCACCCTATGGTAATGGTCCAGTTGATTGCGACTACCAGTCCAACATCGAATGAGAAGGACTGAGGAAGAAACCTTGCGTACATGACACCAGCTGCAACGAGGCTAAAGATCCCCATTTCCAGTATGGTCTCAGCACTGACTCCACTGGCAGCACTTCCAGTAAAAGCGCAGACGCTTCCATTGCGCGCACCTGTAAGTGCAGCTCTTGCTACTACTACACTCTCTGTCAAGAGAGCGACCTGCGAAGCATCGACGGCTCCGCCATTGGTCCCGAAGGCAACGAAGGAGGGCTTTGCCGGAGGTGAGCCATCTGCATTGAACCTGTGCATGATGGCGTCTTTGCCGACAGTAGTGATAAGATTCTCACCACTGATGATTCGTTCGAGCTTCGGACCCCTATAGAGCTTGAGCTCAACGAAGCCTTTGACCTTGAGTTCACTCATGTAGGCTCCCAAAGGAGGTCCTTTTTATGAAAAGAACCTGAGGCTCCGGCACCAAGCCCATAGCGGATCTTTCGGCCATCGTACCACGAGGCTCCCGACCACCCAGCAACGGCCTCTGCCATGTCATCAGCGGCAGATCGCTCGATTGGTCTGGTAGAACCGTTTGGAAGAGTCCAAACGGCATCTTTCCTGTAACCCCCATCATGGAACAGAGCCATTGTCAGGAGCTGAAGAGGAGTTGCATCCAATACTCCCCACAGGATGTTCGGAACTGAGGCCCCATCAGACCACAGCCCCGCTCCTAGATGCAGCATCAACGTGCCATAGGGCCCAGCGTTGAATGCTCCTGACAGATTCTCTGTCAGTCTTACGAGGCCCCGTTGAGACCAGTTCTCAACCCGGGGCCTCGGAGACATGATGGAAAGGACCTTCACACCTTCTCGTTCATCTCACCCATCTTGATGGAGGCGCCGCCCCCACCAAGGAGCATGACCAAGAGGGCTCGAAACTCGGGGCTGGCAACTCCCACGTCGCGCAGAACCTCAGCCCCCGATGAGGTGGAGGCCCCCAGAGCCAGGCCGATTGCCACCACTCGAATCACCTGCTTGACCATCGTTCTACTAATATTGACCGTCAAGGCTCCCCCTATGTCGGATATTTCTCCGACGTGTAGAACAGGATCTCGCGCGCACGGCGGCTCAGCAGGCCCCTGCGGTCCTTGCCGCCGTCAGTGTTCCACTTGATCAATTCCTCAGCGGCGTCGTTCCACCGGCGCTCGTTGAGAGCAATGAGGGCTCTGGAGGGCCGAGGCTTCTTATCGACTAGGAATTCCAGGCCACCACAGTTGAACTCGAAGCTCACCAGGGCATCGTACATGCCCTGAGTGATGGTGACCTTGACGAGGCGATCAACTTCGCGCTCTGCCTTGACAATGTCTACGTCGAACCAGAGCTGAGCCTTCTTAAGGTCGCAGTCGGGGTTACCGAAGGCCACGTCAGGCCCGGTGTGTCCCCAGCCCTGGGTAGCCACACCGTTGCCATCGTCGTAGACTTTCGCTGAGAAAGTCTCTTCCTCTCGAATTGCCATCCTGAGCTTTGCACTAGCCTTCATTCATCCACCCGAAGAATCTGTCGATGAAAGTCTCTGCTTTTGCCTCGCGCTGCGGTTCCCGAATTGGAGCTCTATGAGAGCTGTCTTCAAGCTCAAACCCCAGCCCACGCATGGCAGCGGTATTCTTGTTCAGCTCCCGTATAAGCTGCTCAATAATGCGAACCTGCTCCCGATCCTGAGCCCGCATCTCTTGGCGTATCACAGTCCACATCGGGGCAAAAGTGGTTGGGTCGCGAGGTGCGTATCCGAGCGTCAGCTCCGAAAGCATCCGATTCTGCTCGTGTATGAGAGCATAGATATTCGGATCAGTCTTCGGGGTGGGCCCAAACCCAAAGTCCTTGAGGAACTGGAAGATGATGAAAAGTAGAAACGCGGAGCCAAGCACCGACGGCGACACTTTGGACCACAGGCTCTTAGGATCGGGCGGAAGCTGCATCAGCAAGATCTCCTGCTACGGCGGCAACTGATCTACTAGTTACCAGTTTCCCCGGTGATGAGCTTCGTTCTGCCGAGAAACGCCTCTGCGTTGTTCGTGCCTCCGGTCTTCGAACAGACCGTTACGAATGGAACAAGGTCCGAGCCGTTCGCCGGAGCCCCCGTCGTCAACACCTCCAAGAATGGCGTCCAGGCCACGCTTCGCATGATGGAAAGCCCGTGGTCATAGGCTCCGAACTTGAGCGCATTGTCGCCAGTGGCCACTTGATGGTTTCCCGTCACGCTCGACAAGATCGCTCGGCGCTGACCGACGAAGTTCGAGAATTCAGACGCATTCGTAAGATCCCACATCACTCGAGTTGTGAGTGCGTTGGACCTGATCCAAACGGAGTAGAACTTCTGCGTCGGCCCATGCCAGAGCACACCGAAGCCATTCACTACGTTCGCCTGAATGACCGCAGCGTCGGCGCTCGCCACGCCAGCGGGGTCGATCAGGATGTTCGCGTTCCCGACGATGTCCTCGTCGGTGAAGCCGTAGAAGACGATGCTGTCCTGTACCTCATCTTCGGCGACCGAGACCGAAGGATTGTCCGACATAGCTACCTGCCACAGAGCCAGGTAGGTCATGCCGGCCTCGATGGTGAAGTGACTCGAGATCCCTCCGCCTGCGAATTGCATCTGTGAGCAGTCGCCGGGTGCTACGTCGCCGAGCCGCAACCACGGATCAGGCCAGTCGATCGTCGAGTGAAAGTAGTAATCAAACGGACCTGGGTCAGCAATAAGCGTCGCGTATCCCCAATGCTGAGTCGTGCCCTTGTAGGGTGTGGTGTAGTAAGCTGCCCCATTGTGCTTGCACTGGCATAGAACGCCGATGCCACCCCCAAGACCTGAGCAGTCCGAGGTGTCGGTCACGAAGGCAACCGACTCGACCCCAGCCGCGTTGCAGGCGGCTGCAAAGGCGGCATCTCCGATGAAGCCAGTGGATCCGATGTTCAAGGCCGGCTCGAGTCCTGAGTAGTCGTAGACCCGAATCTGCTCATCGTTGATCCGTGACTCGAACAGCGGCCACACCGAGTCAAGCGTCGTGTCACCGGCTACAGGAGAGGCGGCAGGAGAGACAAAGCTGGTGACGCCACCCACACCTCCACTATACCAGACCTTATCACCTGCAGTAAGGCAGTGCCAGATGATCTCCGTAGTGGTGTCCAGGTAGATCTCACCAGCGGTGCTACAACCAGCGTTCCCATTGGGATCACCCGCGCCAGACTTGGCGGCCGCAAAGCTTGAGGTAGCAAGGAAGAGCGCAAGCAGGATGGGCAGAAGTTTAAACATCGTTACTCCTCAATGCTGAATGCAAAGTCGGAATCAAGAAGGGTCTTAAGTCCCTCTTGATACTGAGCCTGATAGAACTGCTGAAGCTCAGGATCTTTCGTCACTGAGCCCAGGTTCATGATTGAGCGGGCCAAGAGCACATCCTCAGCTCGGTCGATGAGCGGGTGCTCGAAGTCAGCAAAGTTGTTAGTAGGCCAAGCTGTAAGTACTACCAACCAGACATGGATGTCGATATCTTCCGTAAGAGGAAGCAGCGGCTTGATCCAAGTCTCGGAGTTGGCGTCGACAAACTTCAGCACAGGCAACTTCTGCTCAAATTCCTCATCGTCCAAGATGGCATGAGGATCAGACGTAAAGGCTACCTGCTTGATACCTACCAAGGTTTCAAACTCTCGAACCTCACCAGAGATGATAGTCTTGACACGTCGACCAAGACTCACAGCTACCGGATCTTCTGCGGTTGCGAAGGTCAAGGTAACTTGGGCCTTCATGTACTGGAAGTTGTAGTTGCGCTCCAAGAACAGCGCAGCTTGCCGAACGAGAGTAGGAATCCTAGTATCCTGGACTCCACCCTCGTTCGCAAAGTCGTCTATCAGAGCATGAAAGTCATTAAGGTTCATGAGGGCTCCAGAGGAAGGGGCCTGATGATACATATTGGGCGTTTTCGCCCATTACATACCACCAGGCCCCCAGCGGGGCTAGCTTCCCCTAGGCGTCCTTCTCGGCGACGGTGAACTTCTTGATCCAGCCGAAGGTGTCCGGGTGATGCCACTCGTAACCACCTTCCGTCAGGTAGCCCGAGAGCATTCCGTCCAGCCCGTTGGCCTGGAGGTTCGACTCGAACTGAGTGTCCGAGCCCTGCAGGAACCGCCACTTGATGCTCGCCATGTCCAGGATGACCATGGACGAGTCCATCCCGAAGTAAGGCGTAGCTGCCGTGATACCGCCTGTGATCCGATCGAACAGCGGGTGACGCTTGATCACCAGCGTTCCGAACGGAGTGTCAAGGCGCATGACGCTGATCCCGTACTCCTTCTCCTTGGCGGAGATGTTGTACTGGGTGTTGATACGAACCAGCGTCTGGAGAGTCAGCAGCGCTCTGGTTCCACAGAACGCAACCTTCTCCGTACTGCCGAAGCGGAACATCCGCTCCAGAATCGTCTCGAAGGTGACCATGTCCTGGTTCGTCTCAGCGAGCCAGTCCACGATCTGATCTGCGGGCGTGTTCAGCGTGATGAAGTCCAGAAGCCCCTGGGTGTACCGACGAGGTGTGGTACCAGCCAGATCCTCGGCCTTCTTGCCGAAGATGCAGCCGCGTTCCATCTCCACCGAGTGATACTCCAGGCACTCCCGCTTGGACTCGGCGACCTGCTGACCCGTCCGAAGGCGGGTCTGCTTGGCAGTTCGCGTCATACCGAGCGTGTTCCGGAAGATCTGGGTGAAGTTGTTGCGCTTGATCGGGTTCCGGCTGATTGCCGACGGAGCCCCCGACCCTTCCTCGTGCGCAGTACCGATCACCAGCAGATTCGGGTTCACACCAGCACCACCGAAGGTGATGGCCGTCCCTGCCGTTCCCGCCTGACCACGAGCCACCGTGACTGTGGTATAGGGCGAGACCGGATCTGCCGTCAGCCGCATGATCTCGCCCGTCTGCTCCGCATAGAGCAGATGGCCGGTGCGGACTCCGGAGCCGTCCACCACCGGAATGGCAGTGGCGACGTTGGTGATCGAAGCGGTCAGGGCGAGTCGCTGGTCGTCGAACTTCTTCTCGAACCAGTTGAACTCGGGGTCCGTCGCGACCTTCTTGGACATGACGGTTCGCAGGGCCGTGAGCGGTGCCTGCTGCTTCGTGGCCGGAAAGAGAAGAAGGATGGTCTCGAGCCAATCCTTCGGGCGCTGGTCCGCTTGCCAGTCGTCCGTTGCGCGCAAGCCTTGAATGGCCATTGCTATTTCACTCCGAAAACTACTTCATTGATGTGAGCTTCCTGCGTACCCGGTTCAGGCTGAGCTTCCCGCGCGGGCCTGACGCTCGAGCCGCGCATTTGCGGCGGAGCGTTCGGACGCCGCGGCGTGGTAGCGGGCGGGGCAGGGGCCACGACTCGCTGCTCGGCCGAGGGCGGTGGATTTCCACTCACACTGGAAATGATCTGAGAGACTCTCTCTCCGATCTTGTCTCGAAGGCCCGTGCTCCACTGCGATGCTTGGGTCTCCGAGACCACTGCTTTCGTGGCCGAAGCCACGAGGTCGCGCAGTTCAGGTCGATTGAACTGCGGAAATCGTCCGTAGAAGTCGTTGAACACCGAAGCTGCGGTCTGGGCCCGCTGAGTGTCCGTTGCGAAGGTCTGTCGGGCCGACTGAACAGCCTCGGTCAGCTTGGCCTCGTACTCAGAACGAACCTGAGTATGAACGGTCTTGGCCATCCCAGCAATCAGAGCGGCAAGACCACGAGTCTGGACTGCAGGGTCCTCGGATTGCAGCATCTGCTGAATCTGCTGCGGAACCTCGAAGCCATAATCCGGAATCTCTGCAGCCTTTGGCGGGGCCGGGGCGGCCGCTGGAGCTGCCTGGGGCTTGGCGATCATCTCCAGGATCTGACGGTTTTGCTCTGCCAGCATCCGGTTCTGCTCGATCAGCTGCTCCACCGTCGGAGCCGGAGGCGGTGCCACAGGAGCCGGCGGAGGAGTAATCGTCGGCGCCTGAGCCGTGGGAGCCACCGGGGCCGGCGCGGTACCATCGTCCTGCACATCACCCTCGGCCAGAGGGGCATCCGGAACGGCGCCTGCGGCGAAGGGATCGAAGTTGAACACGTCTTCGTGAGTAAGGTTCGGAGCGTCCTCGAGACCGCCAGGAACGGGCTCCGGAATGGGCTCCGGGGCGGGCTCAGGAGTCTCCATGATCTCTTCGGTGGAGGGGATTTCGTCAGGCATACTTCTGGTCCTCTTCCTCTTCTTCGGTGATAGGGGTATTGGCCTCTTCAGGCTCCTCGTTGTCGAGCCCGGAGAGTTCGAAGAGCTTGGCAATGGCCTTCTGAAGTCCCATAGCCTCGCCCTGAATCTTGCCGACCGAGTACAACGCCTTGTCAGCGTTGTCGTAGAACTTCATGTCCGCCCCGAGCAGGTCCGCGGCGAGTTGACTTCGCTCGAACATGACCTCAGCCAGGACGACCAGCATACTCGGGTGCTGGAGAAACTGCTTGAGCACAGCCTTGTCATCTGCGGTGATTCCCCGAGACAGCTCAGGCAACCCATCCATGAACTTGTCAAACGTCACTGGAGAGCACCCATCGCCGGGTCGTAGCCCTGGTCCCCATTGAGCCCCTGGATGATCTCCGGAGTGATCGGAACGAGGTTGCCTTGCTGAGCCTGAGCCTGGACCTGCTGGTCTGGCATCTGCTGAGTCCGCATGGACTCGATGTTCCTGATGCCTCCGAGCTCCGCTGTGCGCTCGAAAATCTTGCCCAGATCATACCTCTGAGCAAGGGGTTCGACTTGGAGGAGCATCCCAAACATTTCCTTCCAGACATCCAGCAACGCTACGCGATCCAAGGGCAACGTACCATCATGCACAGGAAAATGGAAGTCACCAACCAGCATATCAGGAGTGATACGGATTGGAGCCTGACCCCCTTGTTGGCCTGTGATGGTGATGTAGAACTCATCGCTGAGGTACTGCTGGTTGTTGATCGCCATTTGCTCGGCCATAGGCACACAGGCCTGGGCCGAGATAAGCCTCGTCAAATACGCCAACCTGTTGACCGCTGCGGCCGCCGCAGTACGAATCTCCGTCGCAGTCTTCCGACCACCTGCATCCTGGATACCTGTGAGGTTGTCGGAGGCTCCAGAGATCCGCTCGATGATACCAAGCAAGACCTGGATGTCCTTGATGTGGCCGGTAGTGACATCCTGGACCGGGAGCTGACTGATTGCGTTCTTCACGTCCTGACCAAGGGCAGTCCGCTTGAGTCGAATGACCCGAGAAACCTCGTTGTTCTGGGGCTTCAGGTCTTTCATGACGATCATGTCTGGTGCAACGATCAGGTCGTTGTTGATGACCTTGCGGACGTTGTCCTGGTGGCTGTTGTAGAGCCACGAAATGGCGTCCTGGAGGGCGGCGATGAAGTCCACCGTACCGGCGTTGCCGAAGCCATAGCCCTGAACCATGGGCTCCGTAATGGCCACAGGGTGCATTCCGTGGTACGACTCGAAGGGCTCAGCCTGGACGATCTGAGCAGAGTTCAGCATAGTGAACATCCACTTCTCAGGACGTTCGCTGTCACCCAGACCCAGCTCTCGAGGGATGATCTCGCAGGTACCCTGGTCGACCTTGTAGTTGTCTTTGAGCAAGTACCCCTGGGAGTGCCCGGGGAAGGCCTTGCCACCGAAGATCTCGCTTCGCATGGAGTGGGGGTCGGAGTACTGGCTATCCATCGAAGTCCTCGATGGAGTACTCTTGACCCACTTCAAGTGGCCATCGAACTCATCCTTCAAAAGGCTATGCTTGCCCTCCCAGGTCCGCCAGAAGACGTACTCCCCCGTCTCCGCCACCTCATGCAGCGGAACTCGAGGGTCAGGGAAGAAACCGTAGGGGTCGATCGAAATGATCTTGTTTCCCTCGTAGCACTTGTGAAGCTCCTTCTCAGTCGCCATCGGCCCAGGAATTTGCTCTCCGAAGAGGCTGTAGCTGGTCGTAGGCTTCTTGGTAACCTTCATCCGGAACTCAGTGTTCCAGCCAATCCTCCAGCCGGCGAAGCCGTAGATCTGCCAGTCCCAGGCCATGTGTGCGAAGTTCCGGATGGACCTGGAGTGATCGTGGTTGTACTGGATCACCGTCTCCATGTTCGCTGCATTGGCCAGGTACTCATCCTTGTAGGTCCCTACCTGGATGATCGGGTGGCGCCCAGTGAAGGTATGAGTCAGGTATGTGGCGATGGTGGCGACTGTGGCCTGGGTGGTGGGGATGATGATTGAGACAGGCTTCGGAGACTCCCCAGCCTGGTTCTTCTTCTTGACCTTCTGTTCGTAGTCGGCCAAGGAAATGTACGCATGGACCTTGAGTTCGTTCTCAATCCAGCGGGGCCAGAAGTTGGCCATACAGCGCTCGGACTCCTCGACGCGCTTCCGAATGTAATCCAGGACCAGACCATGAGCATCTGAATCCGGCCGCAGCCGGTCGATCGGCCGATCCTCTCCAGTGACGACCACCTTGGGATAGTCGCGCTCGAAGTTGTTGTCCAGCCCAGGCGGTTCGTCGTAGCCGTTGCTCATTGTCGCCTTCTCTCCAGCGTTGGATCGCCTCTAAAGATTCGATCCAGTTCTTGTTCAACCTCGGCATCTGACATCTGCTGCGTCACCCAGCTCTGACCCCGAGGTCGGCGACCCTCAAGCTCTTGAACGATAGCAAGGCTCGCATCGTCAAGATCGGGCCGACGGGCCAACTCGGCCTCAAGTTCTTGAGTTGTAGCATCTTGAAGATCAAGATTAAACTCAAAATCGAGCTCATCAGGAACATAAGGCTCACTGGCAATACGCGACTGCGCAGACCTTATCTGAGCCTCCGGCTCACCATAAAGAGGAGCTGTTCCCGATTCAGCCTTGGGCTTGGGCCTGTAGTCCAAGATATCAGCACGAACCAGCGGCTCCTCGCCAAACATCTCTTTCAGCTGACTTGTAGTGAACTTGTCCCCTGTGGACTTATCCCGCCACATGTTAGCGATCCGATTGATGCCTTCCTTGTGAGGCTCCAGCCGGTCACCGATGGTCTTGCCCAGGGCCTCAGTCAGCTCGGCGCCCGGTACACCCTCCCGCATGGCTGTCCGCTTGAGCCGGCTGAGCGGAATGCTTCCCGCCTTCTTGGTGAAGCCTCCAGGAATCACTGCGAGCGCGGCGTCGCCCTTGGTCTCAGGAACGAAGAGCCAGTTGGCAAGGTCAGCAACAGACTTGCCACCCGGCAGTGGAATGTTACCAAACTGCGACTCACGCATTCGCTGAGCAACGAATTGACCCGGAGGAAAAGGCTCCGCTGCAACCTCCAAGGCCCGCTCAACTCCCTGGGGCTTGTCCCGCGGAAGCTGGCCTTGGGGCTGAGTCCGAGGACTCGGCATGAAGACCTGTTGAAGAAGTGTTTTGGGTTGTTCCTTAGGCAACTTCCCAGCTCCTAGTGCACCGCCCAGGCGACGCCCGGGCTGCATGAGCAGAGATCGCCAACTGCAGCAGTTGCACAAAGCGCGCCGCCGAGGACCGTATCTACCCAGAGCGACCCGACGGCACACTGCGCGGCCGTGATAGGCGGCTCCGCGCCCTCGCCCTTGACGTAGAAGCCCGTCGAGGCCGCGTTGCCGACAAGGATCGGGCTCACCGCGATGTTCGTGGCTCGATTGTCCTTGAGGGTCGTGTCCGTGAAGATGTGGTTGTTCGTCCAGAGTTGGTGGTCGAAGCTGTCGATGTTGTTGTCTTGTACGACCACTTTGCCGATGGTGCAGTTGCCCTGCGTACCCTGCTGATGGAGTCCAACCGCGGCTGAGAGCGCACCGCCGCCCGGAGATCCCGTCCCGACGAAGGAGTTTCCAGTGACCACCACGTCGTCAATGAACATGCCTGCGAGGTCAGTGCCATCGCAGTAGATGCGGAGCGGGTAGAGGCTGATCCCCGACGCAGCAGCCTCGGGCTTGAAGATGTTTCCAGTGATCGCGATGTGCTCTGTCGACTGAAGGTGGTTCGCCGAAGGTGGGTCTTGCAGGATGCGGACGCCGCTTCCGGTGCTAGCCAAGTGCCCGTGCTCTACCACATTCCCAGAGAACGTCACGTACTGTGCTGCATGGATCGAAACTGCGTTGCCCTTCGGGCTGATAAAGGTGTTGCCTGTGATGGCAACGTCCACGAGGTTTCCGATCTCGAGCGCGTCGATCGACGGATAGCCGGCCGTCGCCCCGAGGTGGGTGTAGACGTTGTTAGAGAACGTCCCGCCGCGCATCATGCCGATGCCAAATCCCTGCTCCACGAAGTCGTAGGTGGTGCAGGTGTTCCCACTGATTTCCGCGCCGGTCATGTAGTCGGCTGGATGGCTGATCGCTGCGCCGTTTGCGACGGCGAACTCCATGCAGCCCGTCGCTGTCACTCCCGCGTCGCGGCCTCCGGCCTCCATCGTGTTTCCGCGGATGATGATGTCCTTCGACCCGATGCCAGCGAACAGGAAGAAGGGGTCGCCTCCCGAGTCCCGGGAAACCAGCGTGTTGTCGACGATCCTGAGGTTCTCGACGTTCGCGCTGAGGTTCGCGCCGATCAGGTCGCCAGTGACCACCACGCCCGTCGCGTCGAGGGTGTTGTCGATCCGGTTGCCCTCGATGGTCACGTCCTCGATGAGCGTGCCGAGGCTAGCGGGGTCGAGCAGGACTCCCTTCGTGCGGTAGTCGTGGACTGTGTTCCGCAGCAGCTTCGTGCCGTCGGCATCGACTCCGATCTTGACCCAGGTCGCCGCGACGGTGTTCTTCTTCCCGTCGAATCTGCAGTCGTGGATCGTGTTGTTGGCGGCAGTGATGCTGAACGTGGTCTGTGCGGCGCCGCCCTGAGTGATGGTAACGTCTGGCGCGCAGGTGATCGTCGTGTTCGGCTGGTCGAGGTCAGCCGAACCCGTCATCGTGTGCGACTCGGTGATGAGGATGGTGCCGCCGACGGGGCTCGCGTCCTGAGCGGCCTGGATCTGGTCGGAGAAGTCAGCCCCGGAGTAGTCTTCGGCAACCTTGACTATGTTGGAAGAGGGCCCTACGCCACTTCCATACCAGGTCTTACTGCCAGGAGTAATACAGTGCCAGATAGCTCCTGTGCTGTTGTCCAGGTAGACCATTCCGGCCTTTGAACAACCAGCAAATCCATTGGGATCACCTGCCCCAGAGAGAGCATCCTGGGCAAAGGCAGGACTGGCCAAGATCAAACAGGACAGAAGGAGAAGAATCTTAGGCAACTTCCCAGCTCCCTCCGATCTCCTTGTAGAGATCGGGAATTGACTTCTCGTTGTAGGGATCTTCCTCGTCAGTGGACTCTTCTGCATAGAAGCCAGCTACCGCATCGAGGCACTCGATAGCTCCACAAAGCGTATCCGGCCAGTCATCCTTTCCATCACGATTCGGCAGGAAGTCCAAGAGCTGAGCCTCAAGCTTCTTGAACTTCCTCGTAAACGTGATGAAGCCATTTTGGAAACGGGGCTGCAGGATTCCCTTGAACCGCTCTGACTTCTTCTTGGCATGAGTGACCGGCTCGAGGTTAAAGTAGTAGCTCCGCTTGAACATCTCCTGGCGCATGGTCACTACCAAGGCAGCCTGAAAAGCATTAGCCTCAATACCAGCAAAGCTGGCGTGCCCGGTTCCGGACCGGAGCTTGTGCTGCCGGAAGAATTCGGTTATGATGGCATCCATCTCCATGCCACGAGCGCCTTCGCCATCAGTGACATAGATCTGGCCCTTGTCCGACATCACTACAGTGATGATTACGGCTTCGTCGGCAGTCTCTTTCTTGCTGATCGCCGGGTCGTTGTAGGTACTGGCCGCAACGATCACTGCATCTTCGGGAACAGGACCGTACTTGAACCATTCCTGCCTGAACATCGAGGTCTCTTCGGACCGAGCCTCGTTGTGATACTCCATGTAGTAGGATGCCAACTGACCCGCGTTGGCGAAGGAGACTTTGTTGGCTTCGTCCTTGACCTCGTCGATAGCCTCAGGCCAAAGCAAGTCCCCGTCCTTGTCCCTGATACCCAGCTTTACAACACTCCAGCGGGGATCACCGGAAATAGTCTGAAGAAGTGCATTAGGGTGGAGCATCGTCCCCAGCATGACAATGCGGCCTTTCCCAATCGTCGGCAAGGCCGGCATGACATCAGCAGTAAACCAACGCCGAGTCTTTTCTCGCTGCTCCTCAGTCGAGACCGACTCCTTGTCTTCGACGTCATCGACCAGGATCTCTTGCGGGCGAACGCCTCGGTGGTTGAGGCCTCGAATCTGTGCTCCGCGGCCACGAGCAACGAAGGCTACACCAGACGTAGTCTCGAACATCTTGGCCGACCAGCGCTCGTCGTCGCGGAGTCTGGGCCGGAGATCCCCGAAGACCTGGATAAGCCTCTCGTTGTCACTCAGCTCTCGCCGGACGTTCTCCATCTGCATGACTGCATGGTCACCAGACTCAGAGACGTAGGCTGCGAACTTATTGACCTGGTAGACGGTCTTGTAGATCGGAACAGCAATGCCAGCATACGTGGTCTTGCTGAAACTCCGCGGAAGCATTACCTCGACGAAGGGCCGCCAGAACATGGTGACCTTACCATCGTCGTCGAGACGGAAGATCGGCCGCTCTTCTTCCTCAGGGTCGAGGTAGGTGAAGTTCTTGACGATCTTCTCGAGGTCTCCGTACTTGGTCAGGAACCCCGTTCGTTCGGTCAAGATTGCCAACAGAGCTCGATGGACCCAAGGAATTTCTCCTGGAAACAGGTGCGTCAGGAAGGTCTTGCAGAACAGAACGGGGTCCAAGTAGCAGGCCTGAGCAAGGGCCTTCAGCTCGGACTTCGTTACGAGGCTGGGACTAGAAGCCTCCAAAGAGCCTCCGTGTCACCGAAGGATCGTTGTTGAGGAAGGCCTCGGACGAAGGTAGACTTGAAACGGGCATTGTCGGTAGCCTGGTCGCTGAGCTTGGCGTACCCTTGGGAGCTGTAGACTGTGCAGGAGCTGCCGGGGCCCCACCTTGGCTGCCACCCCCACCAAGCAAGGAACCACCAAGCTGAGCCGCATCTCCGACTGTGACTCCTGACCCGCCGATAGGCGTAGAGAGAAAGCCACCGAGTCCACCGGCCGCTGCGGGGGCCGCAGCTAGCCCAGCTCCGGCTCCTGCACCGATACCGGCCCCAGCTCCGACACCTGCGCCTATTCCTGCTCCGGCTCCGATCCCCGCTCCTGCTCCAGCAGCAGCCCCAATCCCAGCACCAGCGCCGGCAGCAGCTCCAACTCCGGCTCCTGCTGCCGCAGCTCCGCCGCCGATCCCGACCGCTCCACCAATGCTACCAAGCGCCCCACCGATTGCTCCGAGAATTCCAGCGATGGTAATGCAGAGCATAGGATCTACTCCTACGATCATTCTTTTTCCAGGTTCCAGCGAACGCCGATCTGGAACGGTTCGAGTTTTGCCCGCTTGATAGCACTGACAACTTCCAGGTTGTCTTTCAGGTAGGCTCCGATATACAGGTCGTACCCTCGCTCGATCAGCTGGGCTTTGAGAGTGCTGTAGAGCTTGTTGGCGACCCCGTACCGGCGAAAGCCTCGACGAACGAAGGTGCCGTATCCGATAGCAGTCTTCTTGCCATCAGTGTCATACGGGAATTCAGCCTTGACCGCCAGCGTGGCTCCGATCAGGTAGTTCGATACCTCAGCAACGAGGCAGACTCCGAGGCCACTGAGGGCTTGTTCCAGAAGACCCTGTATCCAGAGATCCGTCTTGGGACCTGTACGGATCTCACTCTTCTGGCTTTGGCACAGCAACCGATAGAGCTCCAGGACGTTCTCAGTGTCGAAGAACTTGGCCTCTCTAAGAGTATAGTGCTCAGAAGCCTCCAAAGATTCCCCGAGTCACCGAAGGGCCACCACTGAGGAACTGTCGCCGCTGGCGCTTCCCAAGCCTAGGTCCTTCGACCTTGACCCCACTCGGAGCTGTAGACTGCGCCGGGCGGGCCGGAGTCGGCTCTTGACCTCGAGCTGCAGCCTGGAGACCCTGAGAAGCGGTAACAAGCCGCTGGTTCTGCTTCCGCTGCTTGTCGATCTCATCTGCTCTTCGCTTCGCCGCGACAGCCTCACCAGAAGCATCCGGCGCGGTAGGACCAGCAGTCTTGGCTCCGAGCGCATCCAGTTGGCCCTGGTTGTAGATGGGACTGGAACCGGGGTCTCGCATGGGCTCCCCACCAGTCTTCATGGGCCGAAGCGTCTGCGGCCCGGTGACTTGAAGTGTCGAGCCCCGGATCTTGTCGAGGAGTGCTGTATCCCCGAGCCAGTCCATGACTCCGGTAAGGCCCTGGCCGACCTCCGAGCCAGCAATTCCTCCCCCACTCCCTGGCCCGCGGGGATAGGCTTGAGACACGTCCTGCATCCCCTGAGCGATTCCACCTCGAGCTATGTCAACGCCCTGTTTGAAGTTGCCTCCAATGGAATCAAGAAGCCCCGGAGGAGGAGGCCCCTGGATCGGCATGATGGAGGCATCCCCGGGAGCCCCCGGAGAACCCTTACTTCCGAGGCCGCCAAGGAAACTTGCCCAGTCCATTGCCATGGTTGTCTCCTACCTCATCCAGTGCCAGAAGTTGATTTCACTTGAGGGAGGGAGCGCCAGGACATCCGGAAGAGTGAAGATGGCTGTCCTCAAACCTCCAGTAAACTTGGCTACCTGAACCAAGGTGAACTCAGAGTCCGGAAAGAGGACCCTAAGGACTGGAAGATACAGGCCCCTCAGCTGTACCTCCGCTCGCCAAGTCGCTGTCCTCTTCGCATCAACGACTATGCGATGGCGCTCCCTCCCAGCCGGAGTCAAGACGAAGTCTGGCCGACAGAACCCGGTTCCGTTGGAGTCCTCGAAGTAGATCCAGGGCTGGTAGAGGAGGCTAAAGCGCCCCTGGGCCTCAGAGTCAAGATGCCGCTTGACTTTCCGCTCGTACCTCAGTCCATCCTTCTGAGCCCGAGTCGTCCCCGGGGTCTGATCCGGAAAGGGACCCGAGTCTCGGAACTCGGCGTACTGAACTTCCTTGGCCTTCCGCGGCAACGTCAACCACTCGGCTGTCGTCGTTTGCAGAAGCTTCCTTGAGGAGCTCGGCAATGTCTTGAGTGCTGAGGCCGAAGTGGACGTGGGCATGTCGTTGAGCAATGCCTCCGCGGTCGAGAAGACCAAGTGTCGCGCTGGTGAGGTCCTTGGTGGCGATGTTCTTCGGCGCCTGCTCGAACCGTCGATGAAGCTCTTCGACACCGGAACTTGCAGCTAGTCTTGCCCGCCTTGTCACCGCCTCGATCTCAGCCCAACCGGAGAGTAGATACTCCCGGACCAGGCTTTGCATGGAGGGCGACGCCAGGAGTGTCGAGATGTTGGCCTGGGTACAATTCAGGATCTCCGCTACTTCCACCTGCTTTAGCCCGCCAGCAATCAACTGGGCGATCTTGTGGTGACGGATGCGGAGCTGGCCTGCACTACCTTCCACCCCGGGGCCCATGACACTGAGAGCCTCGATGTCGTCCTTGGTGATCTCCCGCACCTCGGCAATCAGAGTCTCAGTGGTATGAATGGTCAGCCGGGACAAGGCTTGGGCTCCTGGGGGCCTCGTGGCCACACAGCTTCGATGACACCATACCATAGCTCAGGAAAAAGTCAAGGGACTCCAGGGGAATTGGATATGGTATGGGAGCGGAGGTCGGAAAACTTGGCGGAAATTTTAGAGATGCCTTCGAGGTCGATGTGGCGGTCTGCGTGGGGGGAGTGTGGGGGTACAGGAGCCTCGGCCCCCGCTACGCTTCGGCGTGTTACACACAACTGTGTACCCATGAGTACAAAAGAGCCGGGCCTCGGGCGCCCGGCCTCTTGTTAGGTTGTTACGCCTACCCCTTAGATCACCTCCTTTTCGCGGGCCCGTGCCACGGATGCGGCATGAGTCGCAAGCTTCGCCGCGCGCTCTTTGCCGAAGCGGGCGACCACGAATGCCATGAGCTTCGCCGCATCCGATGCGCCGGGCACATCATCGACACTGTACGGTGTCGCGGCCTTCTTCCGGATCGCCGCGGTACGGACCAGCGCCGCGAGCTCGCGACTCGTCGGGTCCGCGGCACGCCCGCCGGACTCGGCCCATTCGCCCTTTTCGATCTTGGCAAAGCGGTCGGCGATTGCCCCGAGCCGATCCTTTTCGGTATAGGGCGTTCCGTCCGGCTTGCGCTCCTTTTCCCCCATCGACGCGGTCTCCCGTTGGGCAATCACCCCCATGGCATAGGTGACAGCCTTCTGGATCAGCGGCTCGGGAACATCGACCAGGAAACTCTGCCCGCGTGCATTGATTGCGACCTGCATCATAACCTCCAGTGTCGCGTGATTGCGACTCCATCACATTACCACGCCACCGGGCCGCGTCAAGAGTTATTCTAATAGAATAACTTCTATCATACCACCAGCCCTATACACTTTGCTGTGTATATGGCTTGGGCGTTTTCGCCCGTTCCATATCCAAACCTCCACCCCCACCCCAGCCTCTACCCGAGGCTTGTCCAGTTGTCCCGGTGGGTGGGTGGGTGGGGTAGAGGGCCCACCCTCCCCCAGCCCGGGGGGACTGGGTGGGTCAACCCCCAGGGGGTACCCGGGGGGAGTCAAAAAAAAATTTTTCTACTATAGACCCCTCTCCCTCCCCCCTAATTTCCCAGACCCACCAACCCACCCACCCACCCATAACTCCGCCATTGCCCTCTTGCAATCCCACCGAGAACGTGTATACTCCGGCTCGGGTCGGTTCCAACCCAACGGAGGCTCTTAATTGTACCTTTGCACTCCGCCTAACGGTGACCAGTACGTCACCGACTGCGAGGAATCCGTCTTGAAGCGCCAGGTCCGGTTGGAACCTGGCTTCAAGTATAGTGAAATCCTCTACCTTCCGACAGCCAACATCAAACACATCCTTTGGGAAGGGCGCAGACGCCTGTTGGAAGACGCTGAAACCAACGGCAACCTCAACATCGACCGAGGCAAGTCCCGTGTCAAGGATGCTCTCATTTCCGCAGCCATCGACGAATTGTTGACTGACTTCTAATGGAGGGCCCTGTGTTCCGCTCCATTCTCACCCCGCTGGGCAGGATACTGGCCAACGCCTTGCTGCCTTTCATGGTAGTGGCCACGGCCTGCCTGATCCTGGCAGTCTTCATCCAGTGCGCCGGGGATGACCAACCCATCCCCATAGGTGCTACTTATGTTGATCTTAGCTGGGTTTGGCTCGAGGCCACCGACCAGCTAGGCTGATGGTTGGATCAGCCACTCTCGGTGGGGAGCGGGGTTAGTAGTCCCCCTCCCACCGGGAGCCCTGATCCGGCTAGGAGCTACAATGACCTGGGGCGCTGCAGACATCTTGTTCTACCGGCACCGCTTCCCGCTAGCTTACACTGAGATCCTCCGCCTTCGCCATGAAGGTTGGCTCATCATCAGCCCCTCTCTCACCCTGTACTGGGGTGCATCCCAGTTCGGTACTTGCTAAGGAGTGCCCATTCCCATGTCCAAGCCCCGGCCCAAGATGCTCTGCGGCTACCGCAAGTGCCCCCATCCTGAGCACATCGCTGAGGATCAGGGTACCCATGGCAGTCTCACTATCGTCTACCATCCGCTCTCCGAATCCTTCCATGTCTTCAAGGACTCCCACCAGGTACTCCGTACCCGGCAGTATGGTCGTGTCGCCAAACTTCTAAAGGAGAACTAGTCCATGTTCCAGCCCGCAATTCAATACAAGCCTCGAGTCAAGAACGTAGGTGGTTCCCCCAGCTACATGCCGGCCACCTACCGCAGGCTCAGTGCCTCCTATGCTACCGTCCGCGATGCCGCTGAGGCAGCCATCGACTTCCACTCCCGCTACGTTCATCGCGCAGTCACCACCCCCGTCGTAGTCTGCGGGCGCAGTGCCGACGGCTCCTTTCGCTTCGAGTTCGCTCGGCGCCACGTAGGGGAAGCCTCGTGACCATCCACCTCATCGACCCGAACAAGCCCCGAGTCACAGCCAGCGTCACCGAGGTCAGTCTCGAACAAGCCATCGAGCTTGTCGGCGGCCCCATCGAGGTGGTGAAGACGGTGCCCAGCTTCTATGGCCTGCCGGCTGCACTCCTCGTCAATGAGGAAGGGGGAGTACGGGGACTCCAACCCAACCCCGCAGCCAGGGCTATGTCTGGTCAGCACATCGTCGGCGACGCCGTACTCCTGATCGGCCGGGAAGCTCTCAAGGGCTGGACCTGGGAAGAGGTAGAACCTACCTCACCCGAAGAACGAAGGGAGCGTTAGCTTCCAGTGCCGGCAAACTCCATCACCTTCTACATCGGGCAGAAGTTCTCGCTCGAAATAGAAGCGCTCATCAAGGCTCGGCTCCGCCGCATCGCACCATCTCGAGCGCCGGCGGCTTCGATGCTGGTCCCTCTCATTGCTCACCCTGACCCCAGTGCCTGGGCGGCGCTGCTTGAAGACACGTTCCCCGACCAGGATACCATGATGGTGTTCTTGGTCCAGATGGTAGCCGCCTCGCCACCCATCCTCAGCGCCTTGCAATCCGCCGTCAAAGATGCTACACTTATCCTCGATAAGGAGGTGGCTGAATACAAGCGCCAGATCTCTGAGGCTGCGGATTCTCTGGTTGACCTGGCTCAATCCACAAGCGTCATCACTGAGGAGAACCTGGATCACCCTGAGTTCTTACCTGACGCAATCGAAGCTCGGCTACGTGCCAAGCTAGGAGGTAAGTAGTGCACGGAATCGTAACTGGTCTGGTCATTTCCATCGACAGAGCAGAGGAGATCCCTCCGGTGGACCAATCTCAAGGGATGCAATACCTCGTCCACTGGATGTTCCCAGACTTCACCATCTGGTTCTCCAAGAAGCAACTCCCCGAGCTTGCTCGCATCTTCACCGAGGCTGCCGCCGAGTACCCGGCAGTGGACGTACCCCAATGACCAGGTTCATCGGTGAGATTGAGCTTGGTGATCGTCTTCGTCTCGCTCTCCTGTCCGGCGAGGTCTGCAAGACCATCGAGGATGGCGTACTCGATGGGCTCATGACTGTGAAGAAGATCAACCCACCGAGTGAGCTCCTTGACAAGATCATTCTCCCCGCGGTCAAGGAGCTGGACGTCAACAACCCTGACCCGGTGCAGCTGCTGCGACTCGCAGTCACCCTTACCCTGACCTTGTCCATCAGCCTTATGCTGATCAAGGAAGTGGAGGACCTGGTATGAAGTAGGCAGTCCACATATCCACGTAGACTCCCCGAAGGTCTTCAGTCTACGTGGATCCAGGACTATCTACCGAAGGAGGTACAAATGTCCGTAGGAAGTTCCGAACCTCTCAGGTTCATCGGCAAGGATCTCTCACTCTCAGCCCGCCTGGTTCTTTGCGAACGAGCTACGAAGCTCATGGAAGCCCTGACCGACCAAATGGTCTCCGCTTTCCTGCTTGCTGGTGAGGTCAACGAGGTAGAAACCATGGTCAAGGATGCCCTGGTCTTGGTCGAAGCTGATCATAGTCCCAAGAACCTGGGCAAGGCAGGTAGTATCCTGCTCATGGCTACCGTCGTGCAACTGTGCATCCATAAGGAGTTCTAACATGAAGTTTCACTGTGTCTCTCGCAAGGAATCAGTCTACGCTTGGTCAGAAGGAAAGATCACGGTTCGTCTCAGAGTACTTGAGGCTGACAACGGGAACAACGCTCCCATCAAATCCAGTCGGCTCGAGATTGGAATAGGCGAAGACTCAATCAATCTCGAGGAAGCAGAACTCGAGCAGCTGGCGCAGCTCATAGCGTTGGCTCTGAAAGAAGGCCCTTTCAATGCACCCTCCTAGCCCCCAACAGACCGACATCCTCAATGCTCTGGCTGACACCAACGACAACCTCTCTGTCCGTGCCCTGGCTGGTACTGGTAAGACAACGACCATCGAGATGTGCCAGCCCATCCAGGCTGGTCTCAACGTGGCCTTCAATCGTGTGGTCCGGGAGACATTCATCAAGCGAATGCCTCACGCAACGAACCACACCTTCAATTCCCTCGGCCACGACATCATCACCAAGGCTCTAGGCAAGCGCCTCAAGTTCGATGCCGACAAGATCAAGGGCATCCGAGACGACCTCAAGATCCGCTGGAAGGACTGCCCCGATCTGTTCCGTATCCTGGACCTGGCCCGGGGCTCTGGCTTTGGATTCAACGAGCACCGACTTGCCGACGCCACTGACCTGGGGCTGTGGCAGGAAATCATCGACGACTACGAGCTCGAGACTGGACCCGGCTTCAAGCTCGAGGTGCTTCCGGAAATTCTCCGGAAGGACTACCATCTTGCTGCCCAAGGCCACATCGACTACGGCGACCAGCTCTGGTACCCGGTGGTAGCCAACCTCAGCCTTGGCCTGCCACCCGGCATCGTCTACGTGGACGAGGCTCAGGATGTCAACGGCATCCAGATGAATCTCATCAAGCGCTACGCCCGTCGGTCTCGTATTGTGCTGGTAGGTGACCCGCACCAGGCCATCTATGGATTCCGGGGCTCGGTCAATGAGTCTATGGGGATTCTCGAGTCCGCCCTCGGGGCCAAGGACTTCCCGCTGTCAGTTACCTACCGCTGTCCGAAGTCCGTGGTCAGACTTGCTCAGTCCGCCGTTCCAGAGTACACCTTTGCCGACGAGGCTCCCGAGGGTGAGGTACTCAGGCTGGGTAAGAAGTGGACTCCGAAGGACATTGAGTCTGGCTCGGTAATCCTCTGCCGCAACAACGCTCCAATCATCCAGCTTGCTCTGACCATGATCGCCCAAGGTATCCCCGCGTCCGTTCGAGGCCGGGACATCGGGAAGAGTCTCATCACTCTTGCCAAGAAGATCGCGGCCGAGTACCACCCCAGGAACAGGGAACAATTCGAGCGGGCACTGGATGTGTGGCGAGCAAACCAGCTGAGCTCAGGCAAAAAGTCCGAGGGGTCTGTCAACGAGCGGGCCGATGCACTGCTGGCGCTGCTGAGTGGGTGCTCACCAAGCGCTGGGGTCGAAGAGATTACTCGCAAGGCTGAGAGACTCTTCACCGACAAGGAGGCCCCGATCCTACTGTCCACTATCCACAAGGCCAAGGGCCTCGAGTGGCCGACCGTCTACTTCCTCAATGAGTGGATGATCCCGAGTCACTTCGCCAAGACCGAGGAAGCTCTGCGTCAAGAGAGCAACATCTGGTACGTGGGAGTCACAAGGACCATGAACAAGCTGGTCTTCATCGAGACTGGCAAGGCATGAGTCTTTACTGCCCGACAGGTCCGCACCGCGGTTGGTGCAGCCTTTGTTATGATCCCCGCTTGCAAGGAGAACAAGTGTCTGAGTCGAAGTACGGATTCCCTAAAGGCATTGGAGGTGTGGGCGTAGCTGCTGCTGGTGGAGCTGGTTCCAGTCCCGGATCTGTATTGGGCGAAAACGCCCATTCCATATCGGGACTCAAGACCGGTGAACCTACTGGGCCCACCATTCAGAACTACGTCATCAACAACCTTCGTGAAGTTCGAGAGCTTCGGCTGGCGCTCTTGTCCATTGCAAAGGAAATGTTCGGCTACACCGCTGATGTTCCCGAGCAGAAAACTGCCACCGCTGAGTCTCTTATCGGCTGCCTCGAAGAGACCTCCAGAGAGTTGGCCGGCTGCCGATTCTTTATCGCGTCTCTGATGGGCCAGGTAGGTGCCGAGTGAGCTCAGTCAGAACCTGTGGTACAGCCTGTCACTACGCCAAGCGCTCCACCTGCAATTGCTGGTGCGGTGGGCTCTTCCACGGCAAGCCCGGAGCCCAGGCACGGGCCAAGCTCATCCAGCTCTATGGTGTGCTGCCCTCGAAAGAACCGGAGAGCCCTTCGTTCCACGAGGCAGTGGCCAAGATCAAGGCTGAGCTGAGGTAACACCCGAGTCACCAGAGTCTTGCCCGTTTCACCTCTTGCAATCCCCGGATTGTATGGTACACTCCGGCAATCCATGGTCCACGCAGACAGGCTGCAGTGACCAAACAAGGTTCTTAAGGAGAACGCTTTGAACATCGAACCCAGTTCCGAGATCCGCCCCTTCACCGTCCAGGGCATCAAGCTCAACATCCCCGCGCCCTTCGCGGCCGGGCACACCTGCACCGAGGGCGAGGCATCGAGCCTCAACCAGACGCTGGTGGAGAACGTCCGCAACAACCTCGCCGCAGACATCGGCGAGTCCATCAAGAAGGGCGAGTCGCTCGACGTCCAGCAGAAGATGGTGGACGAGTACGTCGGCGAGTACGAGTTCGGCGTCCGGCGTGGTGGCCTGCGGGAGACCGATCCCGTCGAGGCAGCGGCGCGCGAGATCGCTCTCGAGTTCGCCAAGCGCGCCGTGCGCAAGTCCGGCAAGTCCCTCAAGGACTACGGCATGGACCAGCTGCGTACCGATGCCGAGGCCGCACTCAACGACCCGACGCTGGGCGCGAAGATCCGCGCCAAGGCCGAGGGTGTGGCGAAGGCCCGCGCGGAGGCCCTCGACCTCTAGTCATCAGGGGATAGGTGGTGAGGGTCGGGGAGTGATGACCTCGGAAGCAATCACCGATAAGGGGCGGGCTCTCACCCGCTCCTTCCCCTTCGGTAGTGTCGGACCACCCGCGAGTGGAGCAGATAGTCAGGTTAACGGGCGTTGCCTGGCTAGCTGTGGAGCACGGTGGGAAACAAACCCACACACTACCTTCCTGTTCTGCCCCGGTCCCAGCCACCTGTGTCCAACCTCTCACCCCCATCAGGTTGGCTGGGACCGGGCCTTGGAGTCTACTGGTACCAGGGTATTAGTAGACTCTAAGGGGGGTACTCATGCGGCGCCTGTTGATCTATGCTGCTGTTGTTACGATGCTGGACCTGTTGATCTTCCACCGCCCAGCGCACTGTATCTACTGTCCAGTATACAAGTGCTACGGAATGTGCGGTTCGGACTGCGTATGCCTCACTCCGCCAGGTAGTATCCATGGTGGCGAGTGTTGGGGTATCGAAAGAGTCCCCGCGCTTCTTGCTCAGGGCTACCGTGTCACCGGAGACTAGGTCAGGCTTCCTCGACCTACTCCGCCAGGCTGCGTCGAGTCGGTTCGGTCTTGCCATCAAGACCCCGAATCGCTCCGCACTTCGCCGGCTTCTCTTCGAGGCTAAGCGAGATGTGAAAGAGCTGGATGATCTGACAGTCACCCTCTCGCCCATCTCTCAAGACGAACTACTCATCATCAAGAAGGAGGTGTATGACAGGGGAAGAGTCCAAGAAGCGGCCCTCCGGATTGAGGAAGGTGACGATCATGCTGATGGAGGAGGATCACCGGAGACTGAAGGCTCTCTACCCTAAGGGAGGCTACAACCGAATCATCCGCAAGCTGGTCAACAACCATGTCAGAGAAAGAATGTCAACCCTAGTCACGGAGGTAGAGGATGACAGAAGAGACACAGCCGAAGCCGACACTGTCGGACCTGTTCTCGATGGACCCGAGACAGATGACGAAGGAGCATCGAACGGAGGTGGTCAGGCAACTGCGTGAGGCCCGAGACAAGTGGACCTCGGAGCGCCAGAACTCCAAAGCCGAAGGCCGGCGGGCCAAGACCAGTCAAGGACTCTCCAAGGCCAAGGTCCTCAAGGGAGTTCCGTTGGACGATTCCTTCTTCTCCGACATCGAGGGATAGCCAATGCCCAGGATGACTTTCAAGCTTCTTGGTCGCCTTGACACTATGCTCACCGAGGAGTTGGCTCGGGGTGTGACAGAGGTGGAGGTCTACAAGCTCTTGTTGTGGTACGCAGTCCACAACGAGGAGATTCGAGGCGAGCTTAGGAAGGAGGTTCGTGATGCTGATGTCAGCTAAGAACCCCCTGCTTCAGCTCTTTTGGGATGCCCACTCGCTCAAGCTACTCCTTGAGTGCCCAAGGAAATACCAGTACCAGATCCTACAGGGCTGGGTTTCAAGTGGAGACTCTATCCACCTCGACTGGGGCATCGCCTATCACGAGGCCATGGCCAAGGCCGACATGGCTCGGGCCGAGGGCAAGTCTTACTATGACCAGGTGGACGCAGCGGTAGAGACAGCCTTGTCCTACCCTGAGTTCGAGGGGGCCACCACCCACAAGAACCGGATCACTCTGGTTCGATCAGTCGTGTGGAATCTGGAGCATTTTCGTTCTGCCCCGCTCCGTACTATCGAGGTTAATGGGAAGCCCGCAGTAGAGCTCTCGTTCAGCTTCCCGACTGAGATCCCTACCCACACCGACGAGCACTTCGGGCTGTGTGGCTACATGGATGGTGCTGCGGATACCGACCTGGGTATCACAGTGATCGAGCGCAAGTCCACGAAGAATGCGCTCCAGCAGCACTACTACGATGGGTTCTCCCCGAACCTCCAAGTGTCCATGTATACCATGGCTTCGAGGATTATCTTTCCGACACCGGCAAGGGGTGTCACACTGGAGGCCTGCCAAACAGGCGTCAACTTCAGTGAGTTCGGCAGGCGCATCTTTATCAAGACGCCTGCACAAGTGGACGAGTTCTTTAGAGAGATCGTCTACTGGCTAGGCCGGGCTGACTTCTTTGCTCAGTCTGGTTGGTGGCCCAAGAACGAAGCGGCCTGCACCTTCTGTGCCTTCAAGAAGATCTGCGGCAAGGATCCCAATGTCAGGGATCAGTTCTTCCAGGACCCTGCTAACTTCAAGCAGCACCCCTGGAATCCACTGGAGCCCCGATGAGTCTCTGGGGTATTCCTGGCCCTGGTGGTGGCCTTGGCAGATGCGCTCTGTGTGGCAAGAACTTCATGAAGGAAGTTATCACTGGTCAGGTAGTCACAACAGGCCATGTCACTGGGATTCCTGACGAGTTGTGCTTTCATCGTGAGTGCTGTAAGACTTTGACAGCGCTCATCACCATCGGAGCTGGATGGCAAGACCTGCCTCGAGGACCGTTGAGGACGTGCTTCGAGGAAGCTGCGTGTTCGGATTAGTCCTGCTGATCTGCTGTCTAGCTGTATTGTTCATCATCTTCGCAATAGTCGAAGGAAGAGGAGACGACGAATGAGTTTGTTCCGCAAGAAGCCGGTTGTGATCGAGGCCGTCCAGAACGATGGGCAGTGGGGTCCCATCGTCGAGTGGCTCAATTCACTCTCAACCGGCTTGATCTTCCAGCCTGGCGAAGATCCGCCTATCACACGCAACCAGGATGGCTCGCTCAACATCGCTACGCGTGAGGGAGTCATGCGTGGTGAAGTCGGAGACTGGATCATCAGCGGTATCAAGGGTGAACTTTACCCCTGCAAGCCTGACATCTTCGCTGCGACCTACGAGCCTGTAGGAGACTGAGTTGTCCAAGCGCCGGCACTTCGCCACCAAGATCAGCGAGCTCTCTATCGAGATCGACGACTACCTTGACGAAGAGGGTGAGGAACTAAATGAGGCTGATCGTGATGCCCTCGACGAAGCCATGTCCTACCTTCGTCTCGCCATCGACCAGTTGAAGGGGTAACTAGTGCCTACACTTGCCGACAAAGATACTATCAAAGCCGTCAAGCTTCTGATAGCAGCTGATTCTGGATCTGGTAAGACTGGTGGGCTTGCCAGTCTTGTCAACGAGCTTAGCCTCGAGCTTTTCATCCTCGACTACGACAACGGCCTGGACCCCTTGTTCAGCTTTGTCAAGCCAGACAAGCGCCATCTTGTTCACTACGTCACCCTCCAAGACAAGATCGGTCTTGGACCCAAAGGCCCCTTCACAGTCAAGGTCGATTCCTTCGGCCGAGGCCTGTCGATGTTGAACAACTGGGTCGATGGGGCTCAGTCCTTCGGAGGTATCCATAGCTGGGGGCCAGACAAAGTCCTGGTCTTTGACTCCCTCACCATGATGGGCAACGCTGCAATGCGAGCTGAGATCTCCATGCGAGGTAAGACCGACCTCAAGCCCCGCTCCGAGAAAGGCTACGCTGATCCCCGCGAGATCATTGGGGATGCAGCGAACGATCTCGAAGGACTCTTCGCTGCGATCTATGACGACAAGATCAGGTGCCACGTCGTCTTGCTTTCCCATATCAGGGAGCTGGGTACGAAGGACAACCCGATCAACTTCCCCTCTGCCGTTGGAGCCACGCTGCCCAAAGTGCTGGGTCGGTACTTCAATACTCTCATCGGTATGAAGAAGATCGGGACCAATCGAGTCTTTACGACCGAGGACGCTATCCTCACGACCAAGTGCCCGGTCAAGCTGCCACTGACCCTTCCCATTTCCAATGGCCTTGCAACAATCTTCAAGGCCATCCTGTCAGCAGGAAGTATAACGGATAAGGAATCTGTTGTGCCTACTGCGATCCAAGAGGAACCCAAAGCATCATGAGCGAAGACTTCACCAGCCTTCTTCACAAGAGCACCGCGGACATCCAGCGTCCGTGGGTTCTGCCCTCCGGCACCTTCACCTTCCTGATCCTGGGCTACGAGTTCGGCAAGTCCAGCAAGAAGGAAACGCCCTACGTCCGCTACAAGTTCCAGCCCCAGTCGTTCGACCAGGACGTGGACCCCGCGGATCTCGAAGGCAAGGACTGGCAGAAGAAGGAACTCCGAGACGACTTCTACCTGACCGAGGCCGCGATGTACCGGCTCGTCGACTTCCTGAAGGTCTGCGGTGTCAACACCGAAGGCCGAATGCTGGACGAGCTGGTGTCCGAGGCAGTCGGGCGCACCGTCAAGGGTGCCGTCGCCATCGAGGCCAACGCGAAGGACGCCTCCGCTCCGGGCTTCAACAACATCACGAGCTACATCCCCGCGGAGTAGCCACGAGGCGGCCCTAACCGCCTATTCACTAACTGGTCAGGTCCACCGTGTTCGTCTGCGAGTACCTCCCTGGACACCTTGGATCGAAAACCGGAGCCCGAAGGCAGACTAGGGCTCCGGGGACCTGGAGGTATAATGGCTGAGATCGAGCACGGTATCTTTTCCTGGGAGGCCTGGTCAGACATTGACTCTGGTCACTTCCAGTTTGAGGACGTGAAGTTCCTCAAGGACTTCGGCCCCTTCAAAGCAGGAGAGGTTGTCTATTGCTTGACTGTGAACTACCAGTCAGGCAAGATGGAAGCCTTCTACCACGTCGAAGACGAGACCCCGAAGGTTTGTAAGTTCACCCTAGCTCCAGTGGAGAACGCCTAGTGCCCGTTACGAAGAAGTTTCATCTGATCCCGCTGGACAAGATCATCGTCAGCCCGGATCGGAACCGCAAGAAGATGGGTAGTATTGACGAGCTTGCAGACAGCATCTCTCGGTACGGCCTGCTGAATCCTGTCACCATCACCAAGACAGGTCAACTCATCGCTGGTGAAAGAAGGTTCAGAGCTCATCAGAAGCTGCGTCTCGAATCCATCCCCGCTCAGTTCTACGAGGAGCTGGACCCCTTCGAGGTCAAGGCCGTCGAGATCGAAGAGAACGCCAGGAGGTTGGACCTAGACTGGCGCGAAGAAGCCATGGCAGTCCTAGACTACCATGAGCTTCGAAGGTCCAGGGACCCTGAGTGGACCGTCGAGATGACAGGCGACGCCCTTGGCATGGAGCGCAATGCTACATCCCGAAGAGTCGCTGTGGCTCAAGAGCTTCGGACCAACCCCAAGAAGTTTGAGTCGTTCGACGGACTCTATTCAGCCTACAACTTCATCCGTCGGGAGCATCAGCGACTGGTTGATGAAGAGGCCAACACGTTCCTTTCTGACCCGGATGGGTACCTGGATGAGGTACTGAGTGAAGACATCGAGGTCAGTGAGCTACCCAAGAAAGTGCTGCAGCCAATGCGCCCAGCCCTGGGTGACATCCACAACGTCACCTTCCAGGAGTGGCTGGAGAAGGATTGGAAGGATGAGAAGTTCAACGTAGTCCACTGTGACTTTCCCTACGGAATCTACCACCACAAGTCTGACCAGGGTGGAATGGAGAAGCGTGAAGGGGAGTCTTACGAAGATACCCCTGAGATCTTTTGGGGTCTGTGTGATGTGCTAGCCAAGAGGATTGATACTCTCTTGGACGTCAAGGCTCACATTATCTTCTGGTACCCGACACACTTCTACACTGAGATCAAGGACTACTTCACTGCTGCTGGCCTGGTCGTAGACCCGGTACCGTTGGTCTGGGTCAAGTCTGACAACACTGGAATCCTACCGGACTCCAATCGTGGACCAAGGCGCATCTACGAGACAGCCTTTCTAATGTCCAAGAACGACAGGCTCATCGTCCGAGCTGTCTCCAATGCCATCGCCTTCCCCGCCAACCGGCAGAAGGCCAAGCACCCGAGCGAAAAGCCGTTCGAGGTGGTATCCCACTTCCTGCAGATGGTGGTCGATGAACACACTCGGTTCCTCGATCCTACCTGTGGGTCTGGCACAGCTATCGCCGCTGCTGAGAACCTGGATGCAAAGCTTGTTACTGGTTGTGAGCCCAACTCTGACCACGCTTACAACGCTCGAAGCTGGCTCAACAAGATCCGTGTAGCAAAGCTGGATCTATGAGGGAAGGCGTAGAGCTTGGCACCGCTATTGCCTGCGTCGGCGAAGCCTGGGGTGAGACCGAGGAGCAACAAAGGCAGCCCTTCGTAGGTGCCTCTGGTCAAGAGCTTCGAGTCATGCTCGAGATTGCCGGGGTAGTCAAGCCTACACTTACCAACGTCTTCTGCCGTCGTCCAGGCTCCAACTCGAACGAGCTCCGCCACCTCTGTACTGACAAGCCCATGACAACGGAGCCCCCGTTCTGTGTTCCGCTGGCTAAGGGGTTATACCTCAAAGAAGAACACTTCTTCCAGGTCCGTGAGCTGTGGAAGGAACTCGAAGGGCATACCACAGTCATTGCCCTGGGCAACACAGCAATCTGGGCCCTTCTCGGTCAACCCCCTGCTGTGTCCAGGATGCGCGGGACTTTCTGGCGATCGAGGTTCATCAAGGCTAAGGTCATCTCAACCTACCACCCCGCGGCGGTGATTCGAGACTGGTCACTGCGTACCATCGTCATGCTGGATATGATTAAGGCCCAGGCCTTTTCAGGTACCACTGAGATTGGCCGGCCGTCCCGGCGGGTATGTATTGAGCCCACACTTGCAGACCTCGAAGACTGGAAGAAGGATCTCCTGGCACGGCCACTTGTCTCCATTGACCTTGAGCTTGACTGGCCTTCCAAGAAATCCAAGGAAAGATACATCTCATGTATCTCCTTCTCACCAGATCCTGCCCTGTCCTATGTAGTTCCCTTCATCAAGAACCGCTGGGAACGGTACTGGACTACCCTTGAAGAAGAGTGTGCTGCCTGGGAGTTTGTTCGCCAGATCTGCGAAGCCCCAATGGACAAGGTATTCCAGAAGCACCTCTTTGATACCTATGTCCTGCGCCGACTCGAGCCCCGAATAGTAGTTGGAGGTCACATCCATGACACCCTTCACCTACATCACGCTCTGTATCCCGAGATGCCCAAGGATCTAGGGTTCATGGGCTCGGTATACACCGAGGAACCGGCGTGGAAACTCGAACGCCCCAAGGGTAAGGGCGCAAAGGAGAAGCGTGACGACTAAGCAACGCTGGAGCAGGAGGAAAGATGAGCCCCCACTTCTTCGACTACCACTGTCCCGAATGTGGCTTTGAGTCCGACGTTCGCACAGAAGGCATGTGCCCTAAGTGTGGTGACGGCGAGATCTGCATGAAGCCCGACCCGACTGACTTCACTGACTACTCTGGCCCCCGCGGAGGCGAGGCCGCTGCGGAGCTGGCACACCGGCAGGAACAGGCGAGGAGGTTGAAGTAGATGGACACGCAAAGCGACGTAGAGGCGCTGCTAACGCGAATTGCAACGGCGCTAGAGCTGGACAACACGGTCCTGCTGCGGCTGATCCAAGTTGCGTCAAGGCTGGACCTAAACTTAGTGGCGGACGTTGACCTAACGAGCATCATCCAGTTCGCGGAGAGTTCGCCGCATTCGGAAGAGCTGCCTCCCGCCACCAACTGCCCCAAGTGCGAAGACCCCGAGGCACCGACGCTGCACCGGCACCCGGTTGCTGCCGACGCCGCGCCGCCG